TATAATGAACCTAGCCCCAGTACGGATGAGGCGAGAAAGACTCCGATTGGAGTAGGATGTATACCATGCAGATTACAATTACACTCACGGATGCACAGGAATCCGCCCTGTTTATGATGGGGAAGGACGAGGACGTGCAGCAAGCAATCGCGCAGTCCACTTTCACGGCACGCATCAAAGGCGACTTCAAGCGGTATCGGGAAGCAGAGAAGAAAGTCAATGCAGCCATTTACGACGACTCATCCAAGCGCGGCGCGAAGTGGCCAGAGTCCAAAGACGATTATCTCAAGCGCATGGCGCAGGAATCGCTGGCTGTCATTGCAGAACTGTAACCTGCTAGTGCGCATATCCCAAGCATAGGTCTTGGACGTGCGCACAATGGAGGTCACAATATGCCCCTGCAATATCCGTACAATCCAAACGCGATGTATATTCACATCGCGCAAACTGAGGCGACGCGAGAAGAGAATATGCGCCGTATGCGTTCCTGCGATGGACTCGCGCAGCCACACTCCGTGCACTATCAGCCATCTCTGCGTCCCGATGTTCCCACACTCCACGATCTCGCACAAGGCACAAGCGTACACGCGCAGATGCTAGCTCTATTGCTGGTACGCGCGCAGCGCGAAGGGAGGATGTAGCTATGACAATCCCATATCTATCCTATCGGCTATCAACATCAGCTGAATATCTCCATAATGAATCACGAGTTGCGCTCTATCTCCGTCCATCTGCATTCCCAGCTCTCGCAGTTCGCTGGTATCTCGCAGCACGTGCAGAACGCGAGCGTATGAAGAACGTATAATTCGCAGTACAAAAGAGTGTAGGTGCTTTGGCTTACCCTCGCTCTCTATCACCTTTCATCTCTATCACATACGCCATACCCTCTCAAGGTGGCGAGGGGGGGTATGGCACGCGTGTGCTTTGAATTTCTCTCTCTCTGCTTTTCTCTGATTCGTGTTGAATTTGAGATTCTATTACAGAGTGCTCTTGTATTATAAAAAAAAAATATTTTTATAATATATAAGAGAACAGAAACTATGAAAGAGAAATCAATAGAAATTGAGAATTAGCACGGAAGAGAAATCATCGCTGCAAGCGTACGCACACCCCGATGTCTACCTTGAGAGGGTATCGGGTATGTCGATGATATGATGAGGGTTAGGCCGAAGTCTATCCAAAACCGCCTACACACTTTTGTCTTGACACGATGGCTTCGCCGGTATATGATGTCTACATGGCCAATTCAGATAAAACACGGTTAGCAAAGATTGATGCGGAGATTATTGATGTGCAGTATCTCTATCAGCGCGAATTAGATCGGGAGGGTGAGTTGTCCCCGGAACGTAGACATTTGCTTGCTAGTCGTGGGTTTAAATACCGACTGGATAATTTGTATGCGAAGCGCGCGTTGCTGCGTAAGTTTATACCAGCGGCGCCTACTAAGGCGATGAATTATGTTACTGAAATGTCGCGTAGGCGCACGGAATATGATAATGTTTGTGAGGAATACGAGCGCGCATTGAAAACATTTGCGAATAAGATCGCAAATGTAGCATTAGTTGGATTGAATCTAGACAATGAACTAGAACTAAAATGTATGCGCCGAGAAATTGGTGCGTTGAAGAGTTTGGTTTCAAGTAAGAATCGTGCTGTGAATAATTGGCTCGCAAAAGGTACATCTACAGAGTATAGTAGTGTGCTGAAAACTCAGTATATGCCACATCGAGCGGAGCGAGCACAATTACCTGAGCAGGCTGCGCCTTTAGCTCTTGCGCCAGTGATGCGGATTGAGGATATGAGCGGAGATATGCAAGAGATTGCGCGTGCCAGCGCAGCGTGTACGGCTGCGAATGTTACTGACGCTGCGCATTCTACTCCGCCGGATACATATAGCGCGAGTTTTGCAGCACTGAATGCGGAACCTGCGCGCGAGGATGTTAGTAGTGGTTTACGAATGGCAGTTGAAAGTGAGGATGTGAAATGATAACAGAAATATATCCCAGTGGTACTGGGACGTTCACAGCACGGATAGCACATGGAAAGTCTAGTGCTATGCGAACTGGATTCCGCACACGCGAATCAGCACAGGCGTATCTTACAGCGATGGAGCCAAAAATGGTATCCGTCACGGATATGCACGATCCTGATGCGTATAGATACGCGCATAACGCAACTCACCAGCTACAGTTTGGTGGCCGGCAGATGCCACATTATATCCTGCACTCCGAGAGGAATTGAGCCATGCCACGAGCTATAACATACAACTGTGATATATGCGGCGCACAGCGCAAAGAGGCAAATCATTGGTTTGCTGCTATTATCACAGCAGTAGGCGTAAGTATCATTACTTGGGCAAGTGCTGCACGGGATGGAAAGCTCGACTACGACGTAAAATATCTGTGCGGACAAGCATGTGCACATAAACAACTCGATCAATTCCTACAATCCACATCGGAGTCCGAATAACCATGCCACATATTCCTGAACCTCAGTATGAATGCTTTACTTGCGAGCAATACTTTGCTCGCACATCTGCGCTCATGGACGGTGTTCCGGTTGAGTACGCGACGGAATACTGCACGCGAGCATGTCAGCAACAGTTTACAGAGCAGCTTGAAGCCGGCGCAGCTATGTCAAAGGCTGAGGGATTGGATGCACTACAACGTCCTGCGACTAGCACTGCTACGCTCATTGGTATTGCACAGAAGTATGGATTGAAGTTAGCTAAGTAATTTCACGCAACATAACTTACTTTGAAAAAAGGAGTAATACAATGGCTACCACAACACTCGCACGCAGGATTCGTAGGATTGGTGTGCTTCCCGGAACTAAGGGCATGCAGTTTGATGAAGAGTTTTTGCGCGACAATCGTGAAGTAACTGTAGCAGCAATTCGCGCAATAATGTATGATCGGCGTAGCATAGCGCGTGCAAAGCAACAGACTCCAGTAAAGAAAAATCGTCGTAGCCGCGCACGTCGCACTGCGTAATCTGTATCAACGCAAGTATTTATATCTTGCGTGCTGTACTCTATGAGAGAACTAAGTTATGTAGATTGACCGGGACATTTTACATAACAAGAGCGTTGAAATAGAGCACAGCACGGAGGGTATAAACTATGAACAATTCAACGCATATATCAGAACCATTCGCACCACATACAAATGCACGTCATCCACGATTTACGCGTAAAGCACTTGGTATAACTGCACGGCAATTCAAGAAGCAAAGAATTGCGCGGCTAGTATCGCTCGCAGAACAAGGAAAGATTGGCTATAGAAATATCATAGCAACAAAGGAGCTAGAATAATGCAAATAGCTGCGATCTTCGCATTACTATTCACATTGCTTGTCTTCGTATTCTGTTCGTTCATAGTTCTGGATGCACAGAAGTAATAACAGCCTAACGGAGTACCACAGAGAGGTATTATGAACAGCACTGGTTGTGCAATCTTCGCTTGTCTGTTTATTACAGGAATTCTATTCCTATGCTTTTACTAATATCAACCAGCGATTATATCGCTGTGTACGGCTAGGCACTAAGCGGGGAATACTCGTGAATCCCTAACTGCGACTGCATATTATGCAACGTCCTGGTCGAGGTTGCGCGCAATATGTAAGGCAGGTATTAGCTGAATCAACAGCTATAGCCGTACACAGGAGTATAATACTGTATACAGGAGATGGGAATATGGAAGAGAATCAGGTAAAGAAACAAACGCCGCAGGAAAAAGTGGTTGAATATTATCTTGTGCTTGCAAAATACTACGCAGCGCATCCGAATGCGATGGTCGAATATCTGCCAACGATTCAATATCTCTGGATCGACGGAAAACCGGAAGAGTACAAAGCTGCTGGCGCGGGAGATAAGGAGTTCACGAATGATTATGTGAACTATAAGGTAGAGCTTATTCCCAATAAGCTTACATTGAATTTCTGCACTCCGCGTGGAAATGTATGCAAGAAACGTGTAGTAGGCACGAAAGAAGTTCCAGAGTTTTATATTGCTGGGACAGCCGGAAGAGTAATCCCCGCGCATACGGAAGAAGTAATCGAATGGGATTGCCCTGAGTCGCTTCTAAAGGCCAAAGAATCCTAGCCTTACCCGCACCTTTACCTTGACACCTTGCGCGCGATGTGCGACAATGTAACTAGATCGCATACGCGCGCAATCGTCAGTGTAAAGTAGCTACGCACTGAAAAAGCGCACTATAGTAATACGGGCAACCCCCGTAGGAGAGTAATAAATCTATGTCAACCACCGCAGTTATCTCTGATCCTAACACAATCGCAACTCTTCCAATCAGCAGCGAAGTTCTGAACTACACCGCTATTGTCGAACTTGACGAGAAAGGTGTAATCCAGAAGAAGTCCCTCACTACCAGCTCCAAGCGTGTGGAAACGCTGGAAGCTGCTGATTACTCCGGCAAGGAAATCATCGCATTCAAGCAGACTGTTTCTCGCCCGGTTGTTGGTACGCTTGCGGGATTCACTGATCTGTTCCCGGATGCTGATGCGCAGCTTTTCATTATCAACCGCGGTTTGAGTGCGTTTGCTGATGCGAAGGTTCGTTCTGTATTCCTGGAAACTGATAAGGACGACACCGCGCTTGTTTTCCAGTCCACCACCGGCACGTATGATCTTACCGCTGATGTGCAGGATACGCCAGCACGCAAGCTCACGAGCGAGGAAACTCTGGTCGCCAGCCTGCGCAAGATGGGAGTCAGTTCGGATATGATCTCGCAGGTGTTTGCGAGCTTGCAGGCGAACAAGGCTACTGTCTAAACGATATACGCAATAGATTGCAGCATTTGAAGACTGGCGCACGTTCAGTAAAATGGGCGTGCGCCATTTTTAATTGTAGGGTAGGAGCATAACTATGATCGCATGTGATTTAAATCACTATAATGATGCTATAATGTATCTAAAAGGTGCTAGACATGATTTATCTGTAGCAGCTGCAAAACTTCAAGCCATGGGCGAAGGAGATGGTTGGCCTGAGTGGTATAAAATGGCTGAAACTGAAACGATAAGAGAGTTATTCCGGAAAGAAAAATGGTATAGCCCTGAAATGGATAATATACCAGAATTCATCTTATTTCGCGGATTGCTTAGTAATTGGACACCGCGCAAAGAACAAGAGAGTCAAATAAAAATTGCTGCCGAGCGCATAGCAATTTATCAATGGGTAGAAGGTGAGATTATAAAAACATGGCACTCTTGAGTAACGGTCAACTTGCGAAATGCCCGCGATGCGGGATGAATATAGCTGGTGTACGGCTAACCACGGGACAAATAGCATATCATTGTACTTGGACATTTTGCGAGGATAAGAATAAAACACTGTGGAATTCTGAGATTCTTGCGCGTCCTGTACTCACACAAGCGCAGAAAGATTCTTATCGCATATCCGCAATGCTAAAAGCAGGCCAGAGTAACGCGCAGATACCAGGATTTTTTGCACAAGCATACGCACAAGCACAAGCTCCAACTGGCTCGCATCCAAATAATACACAGCCGATATACCCGATATACTCAGCACAACCGAGGCGCACTTCCATGAAAGAAATCCGAATAACATATCTCTACAACAATACAATCGTAGAACTATATTTCATAACCATGCCACGCAAAGGCTGGTTCAAAGACAACATCCAGCCAGTTATAGATGTTATGAAAAATATGATTCCCGCGAACGCGCGTGAATACGACCCCGCGACGTTCAAATGGCAGATTGCGATTGAGTATTGGCCCGCGTTGCGACAGATATTGACCTCCACACAATTCGCGGTAAAGGAAGTATCGCCCTCTACTTCGCACGCGAACGTACCCAAAGATTATGCAGAGAATTTCTATCACGCGCCAGTAAAACGCGAGGTTGAGACGAAGGAGTCTATACTTGTGCTGCTTGCAAAGCTACTCGGAATCCATGAGGATATTGCGAGTATGGAGCTGGTCGCGCTGAAAAAGAAATATCGTGAGGCTGCACGCCGATACCATCCTGACCTCGGTGGAGATGCTGCGAAGATGGCGGAGTTGAATCGAGTTTGGAGTATATACAATACTAATTAAGGAGAAATTATGCATACCGGAGCAGTCAGAGAGCTAGTAGCAGCAGCGGAAGAGGCGGCGGAATGGATACACGAGAGAACCACCCACAGCAAGATTGAGTACCTTCTCCGCGCATCGGTGGAAGCGGTCAAGGCGGAGGAGAAGCCGCAGACGCATGAGTTCTTCTCAGGCTCAAGCAATGGATTTCGAGTGTTCTGCCAACACGAAGAGACGACACGCTGTGGCCTACCCCACGACGCACCGAGCCACCAGACAGGAGGCAAATAATGCGAATCAAGCGTAATACTGCGGGCGGACTAACTATAATAGTAGGCCGTCTATCAATATGGACTGACCCATGTGATAAATTCTGGAATTTTGTATATGGCAACAACAGATTTAATGTGAATTTATATTTAGGTTGGCTGAATTTCAGTTTTGTGAAGAAAGGAGCATATGAAACTCATAATTCGTAAACAGGGCGCATATTGGAATGTCGATTTCAATGGCGCACATCGCTTTTATCCTGACTATCTCGGCGCAGTTACATACGCTGATAAAACATGGCGGAGGTATTATAAAGAGCAAGCAGCGCACTCGATGATACTTGCGCTTGCTGCGAATCTCTTGGAAGCTGATGAACTTGCGCTATATACCAAACTCCGCAAGAACAAATGTGCTGGAATCACCGTCAAACAATACGGTTACGTCAAAGGAATCTACGAACGACAAAAGAGAGCGTGGTAATATGCAGATAATCGAGTGTCCGATATGTGGCACACCATGTGGTAAACGCTATCCTAGTACAGAAACTGATCCCGCATTCTGTGAGGGGATTGGTGAGAATTTCTCAAGTAGTGAAGCAGGATTCGGAGTTTGGTGTTGTAGTCAAGATTGTTTAGATGAATACAACGAAGGCGCGATGCAGTAAGCGCAGCTCAAAGCAGCTACTTGCTAATTAGTAGCTGCTTTATGGTGTACTTATACATCGAATAAGGAGAATACATGAAACATATTATTGTTGTAGCAACACCCGATGATGCTGTTATAGATGGAGTAGATGAGCAAACATTACAGGATACTGTAATTACTGTGATTGAAGCTCTTTTTGAGCAGCATTATTCAGCAGTTTATACACAATCAACCTTCAATGCAAAATCAGCAGTCGTCGCAGTCAAAAAGATGTACAACGTGGAGGAATAAATGAAACTCGAAGATATAACCGCGGAGCAATTTGATGCTTGGATAGAGAAAACAACCAGTCCGGCTGAAAAACCAGACGATAACTGGCTCGCAGAAACCGCTATGGCAATGGAAACAATGAAATCAATGCCGGCATTGCGCGAATATCTCACGCTAGTCGCGCTTGTTTCCAAGCTATCAGGCAAATCCAGTGCAAATGCAATTTTCACAATCGGTATTTGTCTCGGAATAGAATTCGCCGTTGATCGCGCGGAGAGCGAGAAATTGGAGGCACTTGTATGCCCAGTCTCACAGTAATACAGAAACCAATCGTCTCTAGCAACGGGCGAATTCTTACCGGATTGGCTGCGCGGAAAGCACAGCTCGCGTCTGAGCTTGGGTTGCCGCAGGAGCTAAAACCGGGGCAGATGGAGCATAGGATTGGAATAGTATTTGATGATTCTGGTTCTATGCGAACGGATATGATCGAAGACGCGCATGTAGGATGCGAGGAATTCTTACGCTACTGCGAACCGAATAAAACCGCGGTATGTGTATATCCTATGAACGCGGATGAGCTGTCGCTTAGTACGAATCTTCCTGCGCTCGCTATGCTTATCAATGGTATCCACGCAACAGGTGGGACTCCGTTGATTCAAAAGCTCAGTAAGATGCTGCGCGCGAATAAGCTCACACGCGCGATCGTATTTAGTGACGGGTGCCCGCAGTCGTATTCAGACGTAGACTATAATTTCTGTGTGGAATCTAAGATTCCGGTAGACACAGTATTCATTGGTTCTGGCTATGGTAGCGAGTTCATGCAAAAGCTCGCCTCTGATTGCAACGGCATATTCCTGCAATTCGAGCGCGGAAAGTCTAATTTTCGTACTGCATTCAAATATCTGAGTCCCGGACTTCGGTATATGCTTGCGGACTCTTCATTCAGGGAAAAAATACAAGGGAGATAGCGTGCCACTCACCCAAGAACAAGCACTTATCACCGCGCTCCTATCTCAAAAGCTTTCTGCGCTACGTATTCGCGCGAGCTTCGAGAGTGTCGAGCCGGGGCCAATAGTCACAACCTATTACATGCATCTCGGTGCTGATATTCCTATCTCCAAAATAATGCGAGCGGAGGAAGACCTTGCGCTGGCAGTTGGAGCACCGAGCGTACTTATAACACGAAAGGGGGCTTCAATTGCGATTGCGATTCCGAATAAGGAAAGAACTGTCGTATCTTACGATTCTTGTTTGCACTCACTTATGCAGGATGCTAATTGTCAGTTGCCAATTATGCTTGGAGTTGACACGAAAGGTAATGAGAAACATATTGATCTTATCGAATCACCGCACATTCTCATTGCAGGTAGTACAGGTGCAGGCAAGTCAGTATTACTTGCAGCAATCATTAGTGGGCTTGCTACAGCCAAGAGTAAGCATGAACTCAAAATGATGCTTGTAGACACCAAGCAGCTTGATCTAACTCTATTTGCAGACCTCCCGCATGTAGTGGAGGTCGCAGATGATTTAGAGAAAGTGCATTTGCTACTTGATCGCTTACACATCATAGTCCGCCAGCGTACAGCGAAGATGAAGGGTATAGCACGGAATCTTTCTGAGTACAACGCGCTGGGCGATCATCAACTTCCGTATTATGTAGTTGTTATAGATGAGCTTGCAGATGTGCTAATGCAGGATCGAAGTGCCGGGAAAGGAATACGAGGATATGAAAAAGCTGAAACAAAGCTACAGGGTTTATTGCAGATATGCCGCGCAGCGGGAATTCACATCATTTGTGCTACACAACGCCCCTCGGTGGAAATTATTACTGGTGATATTAAAGCTAATATACTTACGCGAATTGCACTTAGGCTACCTAGTGGGGCTGACAGTAGAACTGTATTAAATGAATACGGAGCCGAAAAACTCCTCGGACGTGGAGACATGCTTATCGAATCCCCCTGCTTCGACCAAATAACCAGATTCCACGGGCCGTTTGTGAGCATGGCTCATATAGCAAGCGTGTTGGATAACTGTGATGGTATTAGGAATAGTTATAAAATGCTGGAATCGAGTATCGGGTTGTAGGCGAGGTCGGGTCGCGCCTGATGGGTCGATGGGTCGAATCGGGCTAAGTCGTCTGTATAGAGCCATTTAGATAGGGTATATCACCTATCAAAAGACCCCTTGACACGCCTACCCGCCGGATGATAGACTGTAATACAGGGTGAGCTTTACCCTATCATGCTTTAGCACCACAAAGGACACAGCACAATGACCGCTCCAACTACCACACCCCGCGCATACGATGGCTACCATCGCAACACCGGGCGCAAAACCGAGATGGCAGCATTTCGGATATTCACAGACCAGAACGCTGCGCTCAGTGCGAAGTATTCTGGCAACAGATCGGCACTTGTACGGATTCTATTGGAGCGGTTTTTAAGCGGTACTATGCCGAGTGTTGAAGCGGAATTTAAACAACTAACCGAACGATAATAGGAGTAGGTATGCCAACGCAAGATGGCGAAACCATCCCAGTCTGTCCCGCGTGTGACGCGAAGGATGAGACGAAGATATGTTTGAAGTGCCACATTGTATACTGTGCGCATTTCGCATCCGTAACGGATAATAGATTCTGCGAGAATTGTATATCTGATTTTTCTCTGAAAGAAACAATAGTAGAGAAATTAGTAGAGCATATTCGACCTGATGGCACTGTAACATTTTCAAGAAAGTATCAAGCTAGGTGTATTCACATGCAAGGAAATGATTGGTTGTTTGCAGCGACGCTGATTCCTGAAATGTCGGATGCGGAGATTGACGCGACGATTGAGTATCATAGGAATAATGTGTCACTGATGCTTATGGAGCGCGAATCGCGGAAGCTCGAACGGTACCATAAACTCGCGGGCGTAAAAATCACCAATACCAAGCATGAATCGCAGGAAGCGCGGGAGAAGCGAGAAGAAAAAGAAGCGAATAAGAAAACTCGCACAAGTACGAAGGAAAAAGCTCCGACTGTGGATGATATGGTTGCGATGATTACGAAGTTGGCGAAGGCTGGATTGACGCAAGAGCAGATTACAGCGATGTTTGCGAAGGGGAAGAAATGAGCGAGAAATTAGAAGGTATCTGTGGAGTTTGTGGCAGATCACGCATTGAATGCCGCAAAAATATCTTAGGTTTAGCTACAAATGCACCGGAAGCTGATCTCATAAATCACCCTTCTCACTACACCGACGGCGGAATTGAAACAATCGACTTTATTGAAGCGAAGAAATTGAATTATAATTGTGGGAACGCAACTAAGTATATCAGTCGTGCTGGAAAGAAAGACAAAGCGGAGCGCGCAGTTGATATTGCGAAGGCGATTTGGTACTTGCAGCGGGAGCTTGATACTCTGAAAGGAAAGTAATATGCAAATCGAAGAAGCAATCTCTCGCTACCACTGGTTCCAGCGTGGGGAAGATGGCGTAATCGAGCTATTCCTCGATCACCACGCGCTCGCAACTTTTCGCTCTTGCGAAGCGTCGTTTGAGCTATCAATGATGGCGAATATCCGGCCAGTACATAAAAGCTGGAATCTTGAATTTGGTATTATCTTTCACAAGATGATTGAAGAGTTTTATATTGCAAAGCGGGATGAGAAGTTTGAGCTTGTACCCTGGCTGCAATTAGCAATCGGACTGTGGGACAAGTATCAGATGGAGGCGCAGTTTGGCGAGCATAAGATGTATAAGATGCTCGGCGGAGTATATGGATTTATAGATATGCTCGCGCAGTATGCGGATCATTTTGCAGCAGAGGTTGATAGGCTACGGGTTATTGGGATTGAGATTACATTTGGAAAGAAGCGGGAAGTGCTGCTTGGCACATTTACAGCATATCAGCTTGATCCTACTCTGCAACCCCATTTTAAAATTGAGTTTGATGCGCAGGTTGAGCAAGTACGCTGCTACCTCACAGGCCGTATCGACTTTCTAATGGACTCCGGTAACGCAATAGGCCCGCTAGATCACAAAACCACCGCATTCTTCCGTGGAAATCCTGCAAATACCTACGATCCGCAAGAAGGAATGACAGGCTACATCTTCGCGGTGCAGCAAATTATGAAAACCAGTTTCCCTGAACTCCTGGGTCAGCGCAAAGTAGATCGCATTTGGATGAACTTCGCACAAGTAAGTCCAGTAAAAGATCCGATGGAGCGTTTCAAGCGTGTCCCGATATTCAAAACAGATTGGCAGCTTGAGCAATATCGGCTGCGACAACTACGGACATTTCATAAGATTTATGACATGATCGTACTTGGAGAGCGTGCGGATTGGAATACTTCTGTTTGTAATAATATGTTCCATAACGAATGCCAGTATCGAAATTTGCATCGGCAGAATACAAATGATGCTATGATACAGGTGCTCAAAACTGATTTCAAGGTGGCAGCACCGTGGAATCCTGAGCAAATAGAGGATTAGAAACCTGCTGCTCACGTTCTGTGGGCAGTAAAGCGAACTTGCGGAAAAGGCAGGCGTACAATGATTCCGTCACAACCCGCAAGCAACTCCGCAACGCAAACCCCTTCCCCCACGGCGGCTACTTCGGTAGCCGTCCCGCCTATGAGATTAGACGTGTCCGAGTCCGTGTGGCCGACTAGCACGATCCTGCATGAAATCGAATGGTGCGCAAATCGTATCGCTACGCTTGAACCAATGTTATCCCGCAAGCCTTCAAAGAAGTGGGAAATAGCAGACCTGCGAAGGCAGATAAAAGACAAGCGTGCAGTGATTGATTACAGGAGAACTCGGTGACCGCTGATCCCCAACCCACGCCAAAGGCTCCCGCCCGAACATGGCAGGAACAGGTTGCCAACATTCAGCGCAATTTGGCCGCAAAGACTATGAGTTGCGACCGTGACACTCACCGAAACGATAACCCGCAATGGATTGAAGAGGAGAAACAAATGAATCTTGGCCCTCGTTGTAATTTTATGCTCCCGAATCATTGTCAGTGTCCGAATACTGCATTAGCGGATTCGGATATGTGCGAATTACATAAGGAATTTCAAACAGAACAAGCCGTTGCGGTAGAACAAGCGAAAATTGAAAAACTGGAGAAGTAAATGCCATACGAGAATATCAACGGGCTTGTGGATTTGGAGTCCGAGCCACGATTTAAAATCGCAGTAGTTGGTGAGCCAAAAGCAGGTAAAAGCTGGTTCGCTATGACTGCGCCGGGAACTATCTTCGAGGCCGATTTCGATGATCGTTCGGAGAGTATACGAGCGTTTGTGAATAAAACAAAGCGCACAGATATCACAGCGAAGACATACAAGGAACTAAATCCCGCACAACCACACGCGATTGCGGATTTTGAAACCGATTTGAGTATGTTTGAATATCTCAAGCAAAAGGGTGAGAAAACACCCGATTGGTATATTCTTGATTCTATGACATATTTGCGTACCGCGTGCGAGCATGAGCTTATCAAACAGCACCCAAGCATGAGCCGCGTTGTAAAGATGGGAAATACTACAGTACGGATTCCATCGCACTATGATATTATTAACGGCAATCGTGCGTATATGGAATACTTGCTTGGGCGATTATCCGAGCTTGGAAATGTAATCGCAATTTTTCATGAAATGGATGAAAAAGATGCTCAATCTTCGACAAAAGAGCAAAAGGCTTACACTGGGCGAAAAACTGTTCAGCCTCAGTATCTTAGTAGCTTACTTTCTCTTTTCAACGACGTGTTTCGTATCACTATTGATTATAGCGGTAATAGGATTGTTGCTGTTCAGCCATCTTCTGATTTCATGGCTTCAACTTCAATGAGATTAGATGCCACGGAGTCTGCGAATCTTGCAGATATGATTGCGAAGCACAAAAAAGCACTCGCACAAGTTTAGCACATCTCACCGTGCTAGTTAGCAAAAAACAAACATACCAAAATAAAAAAACGAGGATACAAATATGTTTAACATGAAAGTAGACAACGCAACCATCGAAGGTCTTGACGTAATCCCTCCGGGGCCGTATGAGATCAAGTTGGTTAGTTTTGCACCAAAGCTGTCGAAAAAGGGAGATACTGTAAACTTCAATCCCTGCATGATTGTCGTAGGGCATCCTGAGTTTGCGGGACGTAAGATTTTCGATACGCTGAATAGCAACGGGTATCAGTTCGCTGATTTCTCGCACTGCTTTGGACTACCGCTGGATACGGATGGGAAAGATAGTTGGCTACCGGGATCGTTTGACGGTGAGCCTTCTGCTGATCCTAAGACACTTCCGTATAAAGGCCCGCTTGTTGGGCGCACGGGTAAGATCATTGTCGCTGTGGATAATTACAACGGCAGGGATAGTAACAAGGTCGAGCGGTATATTTGTGCGGTTGCGGATTGTGCAAGTAAGTTCCCAAAAATTCGTCATAGCGTTGATTTGCTGAAGAGGAAGTAATAAAATACTGGCCGGTGGCGAAAGCGTGGGTAATACCACAAAAAATGGCAAACGCTGTAGTTTATTGTGCAGGTTCAAGTCCTGTCCGGTCAGATTTTTTATATCAAAAGGAGAGTATATGATTAAAGAGTGTGAAATGTGTGGCGAAGAGTTTGAAGCGGAAGATGATACACAAGATATGTGTAATGATTGTAGTATGGCGGAGTACGAAGAAGCAGATGGCGAATATGAAGATCCTAGCAACTACGGAGCATAATCTTGTCTAACACGCATGTTGCAAATAGTGGAAATCCTGCTTGCCCCGTATGGGTGATGCTGAATAAACCTCTTTCCGGTGACTCGGATAAGGGATATTTATTCAGCTCCCCTATGGGGTATGTTTTTGATAAAATGATGCGGGAAGCGGGGCTGCCGGATTATTTTGTTACCTGTAATCAGCCTAATACGGATTCTAATGCCGGCGGGGATTGGTTATCTTATTTCATGCACCATAAACCTGCGATTATAATTCCGCTTGGCGCGGTAGGTGGGCATCTTTCTGAGTGTATGATACCAAAATATCGCTCCGCAAAATACGATCCAGAGCGAGATTCTGAGATTTCTAAATATGCGGGTTCGTTACTCACTGCGGATCGCTTGCCAAATGTAACATGGCCGCACTATGTTGTCCCGACATACGAGCCACTGGATATTGTAAAACAGTGGAAGATGCGGGATGTGGTTATCAGCTGTGATCTCGCCAAGGCAGCAAGCGAGTACGAATACTGGAGAACCCATGCTCATACAATGCAGCCACTTCCTGAGCGCACACCCAAGATTAATTTCGATTCTTTCGACGAGCTTTTATATATCTTGGATACTTTTTGTAATTACCCTTTGCTTTCTAATGACATCGAGACGATCTATCCAAGAGCGCCTACGAAAACCCAACCATCGCAATTCTACCGTATTCTTCCTGGCTATCCTATTACTATCGGTCTTGCTCCTACTGTCGGGTTCGGTATTAGCTTTGATTTATTTAGAGAATCTACAGTAGAAACTCGCGAGCTATGGAAAAAGCTAGCTAAGTTACTATGGGAAGTACCATCCCTCGGTCAAAATTTCTTCAACTTTGATGCGAATTTCTACGAAATGCTCGGCTTTCGGCTTCCACTTGAAAAATGTCGGGATACTATGATTCAGCATCATTTACTCTGGCCGGAATTGAAACATACGTTACAATTTCAGGCGAGACAGTATACCCGCGAGGTATACTGGAAGGACGAGGGTGCTGGCTGGAGTATTAAGAATATGGATCAAATGAAAATCTATAATTGTAAGGACGTAATGTGTACGTTGGAGATTTACTACGCGCAACTGGAAGAGATGAAATCAAGGGGGTTGGAATGAAATATCTGAGATATATACCGCATCCACATTGGCGCCGGTTAAATTTTCTCTGGGTAAATAGCAGAGGCGGGGCAACAAAAAGAAAAGATGCTGCACATAGTAGAGTTTACTATATTCGTACTTGTAAGTTATGTGGGAAGAAAATAGATAATGGCTCCAGAAGAGGATATTAGTAATGGCTGAAATCAACGCATCTACCCAAGAGCAACTCGCAGAGCAAATAAATGCTCAGTTCAGAACGCTCTCTGAAATTCTCCAAGAGCAACACGAAGCATACAAGCTCTTATACGACATTAATGGCAAGTTCATAGAATACTGTGAACACGCCAGAATACTAGCCCAATCAGCACAACCGAATGTATCCTTAGGAGGATATTAATGGCAGCTCAGGCATTTAATCTTACTTTCAACTGCACGCCCGCACAATTCGCTGTAGCAATGGCTACAACACTTCCAACAGAAGGATATACTGTTATTCAAGCACCTAATAAATTTGCCGGTATTATTACCGGAACATCAAGTGCTGCGGCAGGACTTGGGCAACTAGATTTCTTCTACGATGGCGCGTATTATCTCAAATTCTTCGGTGCGAATCCTGCTCCGGTCGCACAGCAAGCACAGACCGGAATCCCTGCTACACAGTTAACAAGTAATATCGTGAGTAATCTTACTACAACCCTCGCTGCAACCCTCGGCGCACCAGTACCCTCGAACACAGCTAACGTAGCTGGCCCTGCTGCTTAATTGCTCTCACAACTAGAGGGGCAGAAATGTCCCTCTACTTAAACGCAAAATTTAATACCCGGAGAGTAAAAAATGAAAATCGTTCAACCATATGCGAAAATTATAGAGCCTGAGTTATTGGCACAAGCACTTCAGCGGATTGAAGCCGCTGCCCGCATCAGCCACAGAAGCGAAGATGGACAGACAGCAGATACAGCAGAAAAGTTTATTCGTGCTGTTGTATTAGGACACGGTGATTGGTCAGTTGTGGAACACGTTTCCGCATCAGTCGAGTTTCTTGTGGATCGCGGCATTACACATGAAATCGTGAGACACCGGATTGCCAGTTATACGCAGGAGTCCACGCGGTTTGTAAACTACGCAAAGAAGATGTTGCCCAGCTTTATCTATCCCATCGTTGGGGTAGAGTGCCCGTACTGCATTGCTGGGGAAGAAGTACGCAAGCGCGATTCTTTGGGTGGCAACTGGGGCCACGATAACCTAATTAAATGCCCGTATGATCCTCTGTGGTTAACTGCGATTGATACCTTAGAAAAATCGTACACTGCTTTGATCGCACAGGGATGGCGACCACAGGAAGCGCGGTCTGTTTTTCCCAACGCCCTATCCTCAAAGATTCTCGTGACTTGTAATCTGCGTTCATGGCGTCAAATCTTTCTGATGAGAACGAGCAAAGAAGCACATCCACAAATGCGTCATGTGATGATTCCTCTGCTAGCTGATTTTCAGAGGCTTGTGCCGGTACTCTTTGAGGATATTATTCCCGAGTCGCGGCAAGTTGAAAATATAGCGAGGGGAAGATAAGTGACTGGTATACTATGACACCTAATAAGATTACTAGTGAGTATCTACATGCGCTGCAAGCTGTGTACCATAGGATAGATTCCAGGGGTATTCTTGTTAACAAAGAAAGGCTAAGAGATGCTGCACTTTATATTAACAAAAGCATTGATACTCAGTGCCATATTATTAGTGATATTTGGAACTTGGACTGTTACATCGGAGCCTCAAACAAGCCGGAAACTGGCTCTCGGCGCAGTCTTAATCTTAATAGTTCCTCCGGTGACAATACTCCTCTGCTCTATCTAAAATCAGTAGGATTTAAAATCCCAAAAGTCAGCAGCAGAGACGAGGATGGAAACTACATAGCAAAGGAATCTCTCAATGAGCTTGTCCTGCAAAAAATATATGCTACCAATCAATTCGGAATCCTTGGGGGCGACCCGGCGTTACGAGCGCTATTGCGAATACGCGAACTCGGTACCTTGCGCGCACGGTATATCAATGCGAATCTGTACGAACGAGAAGGGACTAGCCTCTTTCTTACAAATTACAACATCGCTGGAACGGTCACAGGTCGCAGAGGCTCTCGCAAACACACGTTTGGATTTGGAGGGAATGCTCAGAATTTCCCAAAGCATGGAGAACTCGCTAAAGTATACCGCAGGTGTTTGGTTGCAAGACCAGGAAAAATCCTGTTGAATGTAGATCAGATGCAAGCGGAAGATTGGCCGACAAGTGCGCTGGCACAGAATATGGAGGCGTTGGATGATTTACGGAATAACGTGGATCGGCACAGAAAACTCGGTTGCCTCATATTTGACCTCCCTTGGGATCATTATACAGATGTTGAATGGAAGGATTCAATTGAGCGCTATCTTGGTAAGCAAACTAGACACGCGAACAATTACGGGATGCGAGCAAATACTATGTCAGACTCGCTGGCAAAGGAGGGACACTCAGTTACACCTGCTCAATGCGCTGCTATTCTCGAAAAAGTAAACAAGCATGATCCCTCTGTCGAACACGTATTCCACAAATACATAAAGGACTGTCTATATGCAAACCGCACCCTCCGCACTCCCTTCTCCCGCGAACGTATCTTCTTCGGCCTCCGTGCTGGCGAATCAGGAAGTAATAACAAAATTTTCAACGAAGCATTTAGCTACATACCACAGTCTGTTGTCGGAGATAACACGGGATTCTCAATGTTTGCTCTTGAAACCGGAAATGACGCGACAAGAGGTCACGTTATACAAGAATGCCATGATTCGATTATGCAGGAGATTGACGACAATGTGGATTCTATCTGGGATCATATCCAAGCGGCTAAAGCAGCATTTAATCGCCCAATTCGATTCGACAACGGAATTGAAATCAACATCCCAGTTGAGGGAGAGTTGTCCTACGACTTCTCACAAGGAGTAAGTTTGAAGTCATCCAGCACCAAGACGAAAAAACTCTCTGACATATCGTACAGTGATGTACAAGCAGCATTTTATCAGCTGCAAGAAATAAAACAGAAAGAAGCCCAAGATGGCCAGAAAGTTGCCTCAGAATTGGATTAGCAGTTATGTAAACGCTATTACTCCGATCACTGAGGCTCCTGATGCGTATGTGTATTGGTCAGCCATCTCAGTGGTCAGCGCAGTTCTTAAAAAGAAAGTGTGGATACAACGTGGGACATTCAAAGTCTACCCCAATCAATACATCATACTTGTTGGGCCGCCGGGAGTTGGCAAAGGAACCGCAATGCATCCCGCTCACGCATTTATCAAAGAGTATAAACCTGAACTTTCAAACTACCTCAGTGATCGAATCACCGCTCCTGAAATCATTTCGCGTCTGGCTGCTGGGTTCCAGACCCAGAGCATAGTTAATGGCCACGTAGTAACCGCAACCGAATCCACAGCATGTATCATGGCAACAGAACTTAGTACATTTTTAGGTAGCAGCGATTGGATGACTTCATTTCTCTGTGATACTTGGGATAGGAGTAAATTTGAATATGGGACTAAGAATAAAGGCAGTTATGCTATTAAGGACATGTGCGTTTCTCTTATCGGTGCTTGTGTTCCAGATTTTATCCGCAGGATTAACGGTAAGACTAGTTCCGCGGAGGCTATTAATAGCGGCTTCACGGCTCGTACTATATTCGTATTCGCAAATGAAAAGTCCAAGAAACTACCCTGGCCCACTCAGCTCAAGGATACTAATGGCGGAGCGGATACGATCACTAATCTACGATACGACCTCGAACAAATAGCACAGGTCAATGGCGAGTACACATTCACACAAGAAGCAATCGACACATTTAACCAATGGTACGCGAAACTCGGTGCCACAGACACAGACTCAGATGTAGTCCGGCACTTTAAAAGTCGCCAAGATGTACACGTATTCAAAGTCGCAATGTGTCTTGCGGCTGCGAGTAACGACAAACTTGTAATAGATCGTTGGTGTTTATTCACAGCGATTCAATTAGTACAAGGCGTACTTGATACGCTGGATATAACATTTAGGGGGGTGGGAGAGAGCACACTTAGCGAAGCCACAGCAAAGGTTCAAACGTATTTGGAGAGAAAGGGCATAGCAACACGTGCAGAGCTAGTACGCGATAATGCTCGTCATGCGACAATGGAAGATTTAGATAGAATCATTTTAACACTACACACGATAGGTTTAGTAAGACCATTTTCAACGGGAGGCCGCCAGTACTATGAATACACCAAGCAGGGAGCAGGACATGTTGGGACGCCGGGAATTAGAATTGGAAACAACGTCCCTTGATAATACGATTTTTGTTGTTGCAGGGAAGCTGGGATTAGAAGCAATTGAGGATAAAATTCTAATTCTAATCGACAAATTCAAAAGCGGTTACGAATGTAAAGATTGCAATGAAACGGGGATATATGTCAGTTGTGAGTGCGAACGAAAAGGAACTCCGGGCCGCTACATCAGTGGAAACATTGATCGAGCGTGCCGATTTTGCGAAGGCAATTACGAAGAGCGAAGAGGAAAAACGTGCCCTTCTTGTCACGGAACTGGCAGCACAATTATCATGCCTGACAATGCAAAAGCTATACCTACTTCTGGAGTTATCGTCAGCATTGGCCCAGGCTGCAAGACTAGAAAAATCGCTGAGCGAGTTCTGTTCTCGGCTCACACCGGATACTTCCTGCCGTTTAAAGGAAATGCAAAAATAAGATGTATGCGGGAGGATGAGCCGTTGTGTTTAATCCATGCTATAGACAACACTCAAACGCTTGGAGATTTTCTACAAATCGAGGATTCACTTGAAACGCTAAATAAATAAGGAGAATAATCGTGAAACGAATCCCTGCAATCATCGCTCTATTCTTGGCTGTGCCGCTCATCGCGCAGACTGCCAAGCCAACCGTACCGCCAACCCCGCCAGCAGTAACGGCCAAATCTGCACCGCAGTTGTCGGACTATCCTAATTACATCAGTATAGGAACAACTGTCCTCAACTTCGCTGACATCGCCATTGATAACACAACGAAGGGAGGATGCAGCCAAGTGTTCGGTCGCTGGGATGCGAAACGACATTTGTGCAAGGGAGTTATTCAGTTCGAGGGAATGGGCCGCGTGTCGTGTTCGCGGGGAAGTGCACATAATGTAGACAAAAATATGTGGGTAGTAACCTGCTGGTACACACCCAAACCAAAGGAGAAAAAATGAAGCATCTCATCACCGCAACTCTACTCATCGGAACACTCACTGCCATTGGCCAAGCACCAAAGGCTCTAACGACTCCGCAAGCCAAGCCCCCGACCATCACCGATGCACAACGCGCCCAGTTCTTCAAAGCGCAGTCCCAGATGATCCAGGCCAACGCGCAGGCCCAGCAGAGACAGACGGATTTCCAATCGGTCATCGCGGAGATGCAGAAGACGTGCGGTGACACTGCCAGCCTGAACCTGAACCAATCCGGCGACCCTGAGTGTGTTGCCAAGCCCGCGCCAGCCAAGACGCCCAACCAATAAAAGTAAGCAAGCAGCAAAAAGAATGGCCACTCTATTAACTTAGAGTGGCCATTTTAGTTTCTGCGGCTTGTGCTTTACCCGCACAGAGGGTGAATGCTAGTTACTCGTCGTGCCGTGCTTCGTGGTGCGCTCCTAGTTGATGAGAGTGTAGCTGTAGCACCCCGGATTCACCGCTAATGTTCCGGGGATCGACACAGTGAAACTTGTACCGGCTGTCCGGGCCGTAATCACAGGATTGACAATTGAAGCCAAGGTAGTGTTGCAAGTCACGCCAAGGGCAGAGCCAATTGAGGTATCAGGGTATACAGCAATTGTGCCGACTCCAGTTGTGTGGGTAGTGTTGACTGTCACGGAAGTGGAACCGGCTGCAATTATAAAAAATCCCTGTGATGCGCTGGCGCAGGCGGCAGGAGAAGCTATAGAGACACACTGAGAAGACATATTGAGTGTGCCCGATGTTACCGACGTGAATAGACTCGTGTTCGGTGTTGTAAATCCAATCGGCCCTGGTGATGCAAACGTAGCCCCATTCAATGCCGTTGCATTTATCGTTCCCGTGCCGGATGCGCCGAGGCTTGCGCCACTTCCGACGACCATTGCCGCTGTCGTATTAGTAGCACTGGTAATCGCGGAAAATGCAGGAGTGCTTGTTCCGCAGACTCCGCCCCCCGTCCCATCCGCAAGGCAGTGGGCTTCTGGTACTCCGCTACCATTCAAGTCTGTGCTGCCCGCTCCTGCTGAAGATACGCCTATACTGCTCACCCGAAACTGATTGGCCGTGCCGACGTTGAACATAGAAGTCGCAGTCGTGTCACCGATGCTGACGTTGCCTGCAAAGGATGAGTTGCCTGTGGCTGTTACAGTCAAAGGCACATAAGTTGTTACTGCTGTGCTGGAAAAGCTAATCGGTTCAATGCTTGCGGTAGCGTCCCACAAAGCAAGCAACCCTGTTCCAAAACCAGACCCTGTGCCAGTGCTTTCTAATGCCCAGTTATGCCCTGCTGCTGAGGTGTTGTTTAAGTAAAATGTTGTGGCATAAGCTGATGAAGTTAGATTTAGCGCCAATGGGTTTGTCGTTAATACATCAAGCGCTGCTGCTGGACTCGTCGTCCCGATGCCCAGTCTATGATTCGTCGCATCCCAGAAGAAATTGGAATTGTCTTGTGCGATGGTTGAGCCATTTGAGAACAACACGGAGCCAGAGGTTAGCGAAGGCAAAGTGAATGTCCCGTAGGTATTTGTATCCAGCGCAAACGTGCCCGCCGCCGTCATCTTCACAAATGATGGAGATACATAAGTAGGATAATTCAGTGCTGCCCAGTTGCCGAGAGTAGGGGTACCACTCACCTGCGAGTAGGGCAGACTTAGGCTGGGCAGCGTTGTCAGCGTCGAGTTGCTCGTAGCGGTGATGTTCGCCGCCGTGCCAGTAAATGATGTTCCATGCACTATTCCCTGTAAGTAAGTGTCTGTTATACTTGAATTTCCTAGTGTCGTGGTGTTGCTGCCGTTGCCAGTAGCTGCGTTTCCGATCACATTTTCGTTTGTGTCGCCGTCAGCAAAAGCATACGTCGATGCACCTATATATGTGCTACTTGAACTTGTCGTATTAGCAACACTACCACCAGACTTGTATTGCCCTGCCTGCGACCCTATTGCAACATTTGTGCTACCTGTCGTAATGTTCTTTAGGGCCATCGCACCTATTGCTGTATTATTTGTACCTATTGTAAGAAATTCAAGGGACTGATAACCAAGCGCGGAGTTAGTGCCACCATACGTAGCAGCCCCAAGCGAGTCATCTCCGACGGATGTATTGTATGATGCTGTCGTAGAAAATGCCTGAGAACTTTCTCCGATAGCAGTATTGCCATTGCCGATGGTATTGACGTGCAGGGCATAATGACCCAGAGCGGTGCTGTAACTACCCGAAGTGGTGCCACCAAGTGCTCCGTAGCCAACTGACGTATCATCACCCCCGGTACTAGCTGTGGGCAGTGATCCTCCTATATTTGCGTTGCCAGTTCCAAACCAACTGATCGGCGCACCACTATCCTGAACCGCATCTCCTGTACCAGTAAAGGTTGCGGCATCATTGGCAGTCGGACTTCCGGGGCCGGTGACGGGATTGGTGAGTGCCGCTTGCTTGTTGTTGAAGGTGTTCCAATCAGTGCTGCTCAGATAGCCGCTCGTAGAGGTCGAGGACTGAGCCATCCGGGCGAGTGCAACCGTTCCACTACTCAGGTTGGAAGCATTCGAGGCATAAGTCTCGGCATTGCTCTGAGCCGTTGCCGCCGCTCCAGCCGCATCCGCTCCCACGCTTGCTGCTGTCGCAGAGATCGCCCCAGCCGTATTGAGAATAGAAGTTCCGTCCGGCTTGACTCCACCTAATACGGAAGACGTTGCAGTGGGAAGAGTATAGCTGCCGCTCGGTGTCCCACAGCCACTACCATCTGCCTTCGCGTAGGTGCCAGATGCACAGGATGGAATGGTGACAGAAGTAAATGCTCCAGCAGCCGGTGTTACGTTTCCGATAGGAGTTGCGTTGATTCCACCGGTCAGGTAGTTGATATTTCCAATCCCGTAAAGCGAACCGGATAGGTAAATGTTGCCCTGTACATTCAGCGGCGTTGCGCCGTGTCCGATATCGGTTGCACCGTAGTAGGTAGAGCCGTTGATATTCGTGACTGCCCAGTTGATCGAGCAGGTCGCGCAGGAACTATAATCGGTAACAATGCCTTGAATTATTCCATTTCCCACCGTTTCAGACCCAGCCGTAGAGTTCACGCCGCGCACCACACCCGCGAAAGTGTCATTGGGAAAGGTTGTCGTGCTCAGTGACGTATAACAGAAAATCTCACTCTGCTCAAGCGTAGCGCATCCCGGCACAGCCGCTCCACCAATCGTAGCTATGGTGGGAATAGTGGTCTGCGTGGCTGAGATGTTGCTCGCCAGTTGCCACTCTACATATGGGGTGAACGGTGCAGCATACTGATTGTGATTCGGGCAAGCATAGCCAGCGCACTCCACCGACACCGCGCTTACAGCCGTGGCCACATTGAGCGTGTTCGCGTCCACAATCGTCGGAGCAATCGCACTCCCGCTCGGCTGGTAGACCGGCACGAATGTATGCCCAGTTGTCCAACTACTCGGCAACAAGCTCCCCACCGATGTAGCTGTAGGTGCAGTGAGCAGTGCGTATTGTGAGTAGCTTGAGGGGTAGGTAACTCCGTTGAAAACCGAGGAATCCGCCCACTGACCTAACGATGCGATGGGATTTATGAGTGGCACCTGTACGCCGCCAGAGCCGGAAATCAATTTGGATACAGAGCCTAAAGGAAAAATCGGGTCTGTCCCCCCGTGATTAGCAACCCATACGTTTCCTGATGTGTCAATAGCTAATCCAGCCGGGTTTCCCGGAGCGCCTATCGTAAATGTCCCCAGCACCACGCCAGAGGAAGATAACTCAGACACGGTGGAATCTCCATGGTTTCCTACCCAAGCATTGCCTACGGAATCGAAAGCTATGACGTAAGGGGAATTGCCAACTGCAAACGTGCCGAGGACGCTCCCCGATGAAGAGAGCTTTGTTATTGTATTAGTGCCGAAGTTTGTAACCCATACGCTGCCCATCGCATCGACGGATACATTTAGCGGCGTGTTGCCGACTGCAAACGTACCAAGAATTGTTCCGGTCGAAGACAGTTTTACTACGTTATTATTAGACCCTCCATCCGTCACTGCAACCCAAACATTGCCCGCTGCATCGACAGCTATTCCAGTCGGGGAGATCGCGCCCGTGCTTACGGTGTATGTGCCGAGGATCGAACCGGCAGAAGAGAGCTTGGTTACATTGTTCGATTCGTTGTCAGCAACCCACACGTTGCCAGAGGCATCGACCGCTATTCCGTATGGGCCAGCCCCACCTAATGTAAATGTTCCCAGCAATACTCCAGCCGCAGATAATTTAGTTACAGTACCAGGGAGTCCAGACTGATTATTCCCAACCCAGACATTTCCCTGAGCATCAATTGCCACCCACTCAGGATTGGTACCAACTGCATACGTCCCAAGGATTGAGCCGGACGGGGAGAGTTCGGTTACTGTATTTACGGAACGATTCGTAACCCACACGTTGCCTACAGAATCAACAGCAAGTAAATATAAATTCACCCCCGCTGAATATGTGCCTACAGTAGTTCCAGCTGGTGCCATCCCACAATTCACGCTCGATCCGCTCGTCGTGCAATCCACCGGGGCCGTGGCCGTGACCGCCGTTATAACACCACTGCCTGCTAAATTAGCCCACACACTGCCATTAAAATATCTAATTGCTTGCCCAAGCACATTATAGTATGTTCCACCCTGTGCTGGCACAGTCACAACTTCAGAATCACTATATGCTTTTGGCAGATTCGCAGCATTTACTTGTAGCGCTTTGAGCACAGCAGTAACCGCAGCACTGATATTCTGTGTGCTTCCAGCGGCAGGGATAATTAACTGCACGCACTTCGCACTGGCATTCGGGCAAACATTATACAGCCAGCCAGAGCCAGAAGGAGTAATGGCTGTGTTAGTCGGTACACTAAAGGAGGCACTCCCGCTTCCATCAAGTGCGACAGTAATCGGCGTCATATACTGCACAGGTACAATCGCCCCACCCCAGTAAAAAGGGCCGGGAATTCCCGGAGTAGGCGAGAATGTATAACTAATAGTTCCATTCGCCCATGCTTGAGCGGTTTGATCTACTACCGTAACGCTCACAGTCGTAGACTGCGCGCAAAGCGGAATCGCGCCACACAGCCCGAGAAGAATTGCCAATAAAGTCTTTTTCATATTTATACCCACCAGTAAGGAGTTTCTGCATCGTGAACATTTAAGAGCATATAAATATGCTCAAAATTAAAATCGAGATTGTACATTAGAGTAACCCCATTCTGGATAACTCATCATATCGCTTGGTTGTGGTTTTTTGCAGATCAGTGCGAATTTGCATATTGGGAATCTTGAGCTCCTTGAGCCGAATTTCCTGTCGCGCCCAGGCATCTGCTATGGTATCTCCGTATGTTAATGGCACTGCGATAAATCCAGAGTGCCCCGCAGTAACGAGCTGCTTCTTCTCAATCATTGCATCGTACATGTATGTGTGTAGATATTGCTCCTCGCTGATACCCTCAATCGGAACTCCAACTGGATGCTTACCCTTAATTTCACTTGGATACGGTGGGATACTAGCGCGTACTCCAACACCAAATTCGCCCTTCCAACTTTGATCCGGCACCTGTCCTGTACTTATCCGAAAAAGCATTTCGCCAAAATTACCACCATACATGTTAATAAGAGTAGCGCCAGCATCGTAGCCAAATCGTGGAGTCCATTCGAGTCCATATAGTTTACCATTCGCAACGATTGTATTCAGGTCAATCATTCCTGAGTATCCAATTTTGCTCAGATACTTTTTCATTTTCATCAACCCTTGCTGATATAACTCCGCGCTCTCCCGAAGATAAAAAACTAAATTACCAGAGCAACCAGTATTCGGCCCTTTATTTCCATTCATGAATTTCTTTTCTTCAAGAGTCACATTCACGAGATAGAATTCATCGCCATTGAAATAACCCTCTACTGATACTTCTGTGCCCTTGATAAACTCCTGTAATACAAATGGCGCGCCTTTAGTTTTAATCATCAGCTTATCAATAACAGCAAGCATGTCTTCAGCATTTTCGGAGACATAAGTAGTCTCAGTATCCTGCTCCTGCCCGCCATCGGGCTTGAATACATATCGTTTGTTATTTTTGTGGATGTATTCCTTCGCCGCTCCCACATCCGAGAATCGCTCGTATGGTGGTACCTGAATCCCACACTCTTCCATAGCTTCCAACCCAAACATACGATCATCTTCAACCGCGCAGTTAAAAGCGCCGTCGCCAATCGTAGGACATATAGAAGCAGAATACTCTGCCTGCCGCTCCCGCCCGGTCAGATCGAATATACTCAAATCGTATTTAGAATAATTCGGATACCCCTTCGACCCTCGCGCCCGAATATACGGAGCTGGCACTATACCCTTAAGAACATTCCCATAATCCGGCTCAGTGAGATAAATATCTACCTTATGTCCCTCTTCGAGCAAACGAAGAGAGAACCATGCGCCGTACATTGAATATGTAGAAAGTGCTATTCTCATCGGTATAGTGCCTTTCCGGGGTTAATTACTGCTTGTTGACTGTCTTGCCAGAGTGCTTGGGTGCTTTTCCGCCGCCCTTACCGGGATTACATTCCACACTCTTAATCTTCGCCCGTACTGCTTCACGTGAAAGAAGTGCTGCCTGTCCTGCCATGTTGCCTCCTTGTTAAAATGCTTGATCTGGATTAAAGTCTCGTGGATCAGCACTAGTTGGTTTTGTATTACGACTTGGTCGGCGTGGTTTTTTAGTACCTTTCTTTGTTGGATATGCAAGATGCCCTACAGCGTTGCCGATACCATAACTTGGAATATCCGAGAGCGATTCACGTTTTAGCGCATCATTAGCATGTGGGTGTCTAGGATCAGCTATATGCATTTTCCAAGCATCTTGAACTAGTTGAATACCATTCTGCATTGAAGGCGGTATAAAGCGTTCTATCAAATTCATACGATTCAATCCGCGAACATATCCAGTTACATTACCAAGTGCTCCGATCTTAGTGAGTAAAAATATGGTATTATATGTAGCCCTAGCCATATCCGCTGGCTTACGTCCAGTTGCGCGGTCAAATATCTCGCCAGCAGGAGTTGCTTCTAGTCTCTCCTCTGTATGTTTTACTGGGTTATCCCAATCTTCCCCGTGCCGCAAGCGTTCAAATTCATAATACAGCGCAGCCACAGGAGGCATTACAAGTCCATCCATAGTAAGTGAGCGTGCAATTCCTACGAAATCTCCTTGTTTTGCTTGGCGCAAATATAAATCTCGATGGAATTTCCCCTCCTTAGCTATATAGCCAGTAAATGCTCGAATACTTCTAAACAGCGGACTCTGCCGCCAGATAGTTGGGGACGAATCATACGGATCAAGGAACACCTTATTATTCGCACCGTGATAATATGCTTTTTCAATGTCACGTTGCGAGAGTTGAAATCCCTGTTCTTTAAGTCTATCTGGATCAATGTCCATACTCTTGAGCGCAACTGTTGAAAACTGACTCGCCGTAGCATGGCGCGCTTTTGCTTTTGCTTCTTGTTTGAGTGCTTGTGACATTTTAGCAACAGTAGCAGCCCGCATCTTCTGCTGTGTAGTTGTATCAGCAGCCTGGAACTCAGGTTTTAGCTGCAAACCATAGTGTTCGCCTTCCGCTGCTCGCGCATCTGCACTTGCTTTCTCCAATGCTTCTGTGCTATTCTTAAGAATATGTGTCGCCTCACCTGCCATCATCTTCCCAGTCGAAGCCCCAAATAACAGAGAATCCCTACGCACCGCAGGAAGAAAAAGTATATACATATTCTTATGTATCCAAGCACCAGCACTGCCGGGAGCTAGTTTATGTATTTGAGATTTTTCAAATAATTCCGCCTGTCTATAAGAATCAACAGCCATATTTCCAATAGCATCAGAGGCCATGATATTTTCTTTCTCATGCCCTGGGCCGTATACATCCCATACTGCTCGCGGCATAGCCATGAATCCTGATTCTTTAGTAATATTCCAACCAGTTGTAAGCGCATGTATACCAGCAGCTCCAGAGGCAAGTATACGATTATACTTGTGCATTACTTGTTCAGAAGTATTCGCACGTCGATATGGACTGATTGGAGTGTTATATCCCTCCGCATCTTTATACGGAGATCGTGCCATATCAACATCAAATTGTGATTTACCTTTATTGAATCCTGCTTTTGCAGGTTCTTCCTGAAACATGATATTCAGATTATTAGCAATTGTATCCGAGATGTTTTTACCATTTACTTCTTGTGTATGTTTAAGCACGGCCTGAATCGCCTCTCGATGTGGGCCGAATACTTCTGCGGTTACTTGCTTTTTAACCTCACTATGTATTTCATACAAAGGCTTCCGTATTCCAGTCATCGCATGTTGCTGTTCTGCGACTTTTACTGCCTTGGACATTCCCATTGACAACTTAGGTTTATACTCATTTTCAATAACATTATGTAAATCTGCTGTCGCTGGATTTGAGTCCTTTAGTATTCGCGCAGGGTCAAAAAGTGTACGCGCTGCCCCAGCGGAATGCTCTGTGATTCCAGTAGCTACCTTAGATTCACCTTTTTCCAGCCCAGTCGCTATTACTTCGCTTAGTTCACTTTGCCAGCTCATAATATCTCCCGATTAGAATAAATGTCCCATTACGGTAAATCGCTTTAGACTGGAATCAACAAGAACTCCAAGAGCTTTACGATACTGTAGCCACTGTGCAGGTTCTTGAAACATTGCGGCATTTTCTTTATTCAATTCTTGGAATGATTTTCGGAATATCGCCATATCTTTTGGATGATTCTTGAGTGCGGCCATTAATGGAGCAATCTGCTTATTATCCGCTTCCCTCTTCATCTGCATCATATACTTAGTGCCATCAAGTGGAGAACCGATCTTAGTTGACCGAAACATCCCAGGCTCATCAGGTTGAAAATGCCCAGAATGTGCCATCTCCAGCAAATGCACATGCGTCCAATCAGCACGATTCTGAATATCCGCAATACTCATTTCATGCGTACTGTAGCCTTTCATTTGCCGCATACGATAAAGTAGTTTATCCTGTAGTTCTTGTGGCAAAGATTCTCGATTGCCGTACATGAATAACATTCTATGTTCTGGAGATTCAAATCGAACACCAACCTTGCGTGCTTGTTTCAACTGCTCGTAATATGCGCCCCAATTTGCTTTCGCGCGCTCACCAAGCGTTGCCTGTAACTGTGAACGATCTTTTCGTACGAGATCAGCTTCCGTACTCGGCGCCCCGTGAGATGCAGAAGCTCCTTCTGCTGGCTCTTTATCTAATCCTAATTCAGTTCTAAGTACCCTCTTCGTTCCACCCCGTACAGCCTTCGCAGCCGAATCACTATTCAACATTCCTGTTTCGTGTTTTACCTGTTCAACAGTATTCTCGGCAACCGTACTTGCAACCGGCTTTCCAGTCAATTTCTCTAGTCGCGCATAATACGCTTTCAACCCCGGATTCTCAACTCCTTGCTTCTCCATAGCTTGCTGCGTCTCTGCAAGTGTTTCAGCGGGTAGCCGTGCTGGAGCCTCTGCTGCCGCTTCCTGTACCATAGAAAGCGCACGAGCTTTTACAAGCAACCGCTTACTCGCCGTAATCCCCCGTAGCGGTTTCCCGTACATATCTACTGCTATTGAGTTCAACGATACCTTAGCAGCATCGTGCATTTTAGCAGCTACCGGATCATTGGTAGCTCGCGCTGAATTTGCTGCTCTGCGCTCACGAATAAGCGATCCTTCAATTTCCTCATTTGATTCATGCGCGGCACTGTTTACAAGTTCTGTTGCAAGTGGTTTTCCACCCTGGCTCATAAGTTTAGCGAAGTAATCTTTGATTACAGAGGGCGTTACATATTTAATAGTACCGGTAATAAAATCTGCTTCTGCCCGTGCACCACTTTTCAGAATCGGCCCGGCGAGTGGGCCAGCGATTCCAAGTATCCCGCCAATCTCCGCTGCTTGCTTATTTCCACCTGTAGCTACACCCACACCAATAACACCATCCGCAGCGGCTACAAGCGTTTGCATTACTTTCGCGCCAGCGGGAGTTGCGGCAAGCACTTTAGTAAGCGTTTGCTCCCCAGTAGCATAGCCAACGCCTTTAATAGCAGCCGTACCAAGCGCAGCAACACCTTTACCTATACCTGCAAATAGCGGAGCCTGTACAAGCATCTCCGCATCTATTGTCTGCATTTGACCGAGAAAAGTATCTCTTGGGTGTGTTTCGTGAAAGAAGTCCTCAGCGAGTATAGAATGTCGTTCAGTATCTGCAAGATTGTTAATAGTCTTCGCTGCGCTACTACGAGTATACTTTTGTTGTAGTGTAGGCTCATTAGGTGCAGGATGTGAGAACATCCCTGCAAGTCCGGTAGCCTGCATCAGCATTCTATTAGTCGCACGAATACCAAACAACGCTACATTATCTACAGCATTATTCGTACCATTAATAGTATCCTGCATTACCTCAATAGCACGCCGACCATAAGTAGTAGTAGCTCCCTGCATACCATAGGAAGTAGACATAGCACCATGGTATGCAGGATCACTCGTATCTCTACCAGATGCCTCTACCCATGTTTTCTCATCTGGTACTTTTAGCCCTGACAATCTATACGAATCCGGCACTAACTGTCGATACAAGTCCGCACGAACAGCAGTTTTATGCTGCTCATCGAGCGCCTGATACTTAGGATTGCCTTTGATGGATTCCAGTCGCTTAGCAATCGCAGTGCCGCGTTCCGAGAAAGTCGGTAGATGTTTGATGTAGCTATAATCTACTGGCTTGTTAATACTGATCTGCGAGGGAACCGTCGTCTTCTGTTTGGGTAGCGGCTGCTTGACGCCGGGCTTCTGCAAGATCGGCTGCGGAGGGATTGGATCGCTGGTCGTTGGCTGCGGCGGATTGCTGCTGGGTATTCCCATTTTTCCCCTTTGCTGGTGCTGCACCGGCTACTTTTCCTGCCGCCTCTGCTGCTCTATCCGCTGCACTCTGTCCTGTTACATCTGGAAAGAATTGCGCTTGCATATTAGCGCGCTGTGCCGCTAATTGCTTTAGTCTAGTAGCATTAAATTGATAAATAATGTTATTCTGCGTTATCTGATCGGCTGAAGTACCCTGTGTATTATTTTCAACCTCAAGTGCAAGTTGATTTTTAGTGAGAGTATCCATCGAAGTATCAAGTGCAGTTATCGCAGTATTTCCAAGATGCTGCTTTACCTCAGCGTTAAGCGCAGGATTACTCGAAATTCCCATCGCAGCCTCAGCGTGTGCCATAATATCCCGTTGCTGATTTGCGCCTTCTTGAATAACTCGTGCCATTGCTGCTTTAGCCTCTGTGGTAACATTTTGTGCCCGTGCAGCAGCTTCATAAGCTGACCGTTGCATATCTGTAGTAGCTTTATACTGCAACCTTGCCGCCGCGTTTCCAGCGTTATATGCTGCTACTGAAGCCTTAGCCTGAGCATCAATCACATGCGGAGCCAACGTCATATACTGCTTCTGCGCATCTTCCTTCTGTTTAAGAGCCGCTGCATACTGTGGATTGGCCTCAATAGAAGGCATATCCTTAGCAAGAACCGCAGCCGCACGAGGATTTGCTTGAGATATACTTTGTACTTTTGGAGGCGTTTGAGCAGGAAACACTGGCGCTCCACTTGGTGTTTTCTGTGCCGGTGCTTGCTGTCCACCCTGCGCGAGCTTCGCCACCGCCGCTTCCTGTGGATTATCAGCAGTATGCGGCCCAGCTGCTTGAAACTCTTTATGTGCCGCTATCCCGGCAGCTACATTTGGATTCTTATTCTTCTCAGGATCAGAATAACTAATATCAAACGCCTTAGCCATCTGCTTTGCGTTTTTCTCGGTCATTAAATCTTGAATCTTCTTAGTATTCGCAGCAAGTACCTTATTAGCTAAATCCTTCTGTTCCTGCGTGGCCCCAGGTGTATTTAACACAGAATTAGCATTTGCAACTTGCTGTTTCGCTTTCATTACATCTACGATCTGATCTTTCAACACATCTTGTTTCTGTTGTGCAAATTTCTGTGCTGCGCCGCCAATCATATTTCCCAGCTCAGCAAAAGCATCCTTATGCCTCGCTGCTGTGAGCGAAGTAGCTTGATTACTCTTTGGCTGATTATTCTCATTTCTCTGTTGATATTGTGGTACCGCAGCAAGATGTGCTTTTGCTAAATCTGTACCCTGAGTATACTGCGAAGGCATAGGTGCATTTAACGTAGCCTGCGCTTGTGCAAACGCCTCATCCAATCCAGGCACAGCAGCAGGTTCAGGTGCAGCTCCGGGCTGTGCGATATTCGCTACTTCCGGCGTGGCTGGTACTCCTGCATCATTCGTCATTGTATCTCCTTATATCGCTGCAAGAGCATCAAGAGCTGTACCAGCTCCGCCACTAATACCAAAACCCTGACTAATTGCACCAGCGGCAGATGATACACCGGGTAGTGCTCCTGATATATCTCCCATTATACTATCAAATGTAGATTCATCCGGGCCATGTGCTTCACCTTCGCCGGTTAGTGTACTAAGCAGCGTATTCTCTTCATTCAACTCCATATTTGCATCAGTAGATTGCAACTGACTATTCACACCAGAATAGAAATCTCCCTGTGCAAGCGCCGCTGTACTAGAATTCGCAGTCACACCACTAGCAGCCTCGCCAGATGTAATATTCGCAGCCTGCTTACCAGCTTCCAAATTAACATTTGCATTCGTAGCAGCTACCGCAGAATCGGTACTCGTACCGAGATTCTGTAATACTTGTGTAATCGCAGTTCCAGTACCCTGCCCGTATGTATTCTGAAAATCTCCTACCACTGAATCAGACCCCGTATTCCAGGTGACGCCATTATTCTGTGTCACAGCACCGGGATTTGCACTCTGCGCAACTCCTGCCGGTACAGCAGCTACCGGTGTAGCTCCAGCGGGAGCGAATGGATTCGCCTGCGCTTGTGCTATAGGTGTCTGTCCCGTAGTAGCCCCCATAGGAATAGCAGCAGGCGTAGCTGCACCTCCAGTTGCCGGAGTAGCCCCTGCTTGCAATGGATTAGGAATAACCGCTGATGTAGCCATTTTGCTATCTCCTTATTAATGGGCGAATCTGTCGCATACCTTGATTAGATACCATATCGTTTTCGAGCATTGATACTCGTGCAGCGATTAAACCTACATCTCGTGGCTTGCTTGGATCGCCGTAGAGTATGCTATGATACTGCGTCGCGTAGTCCAGCATCCGCAAATCACCAGCACCCCTGAGCGCGGCAGCATACTCAATAATCTCCCGCCAATCATCATCAAGGAAAATCTCATCCGCGAGTACGGGAGGATTCGAGATTGGGTGCTGTATTTGATACCGCATATATGAATAATACGCTTGTATCGGATTTGGCGCAATAAACACCTTATTATTATATCGCGACCAATACGCAGGCGTTCCCGGTGTCCCAAACATCAACTCAAGTGAATCTATAGTCTTATACGACAGCCCAATCCCAGGATTATACCCTGTTGTACTAGATGGAATCATATAATACATATAAAAACTCGGAATCAACTTCGGATTCGCTGTAGTTCCGAACGATGGAATATCACCTGCATTTACCCAAGTGCTGAATGGGTATTGATACACGCCAGCAGTTAATTGCACGGGAGTCGTCGTAGAACGCTGTAGTCCCTGAAAAGCATAACTCTGACTAAGCTCCAACAACGCATCCGCAATCCACTGCACACCAAGCGTGAACACATCCTGCCGCTGTGACAGCTTTGACCATACTCCACCAGTAGGCGCAGCAGATGTCGCACCGATCCCGCAGAGCAAGTCCTGTATTGTATACGGATAAGCCATTTACTCTCCTGTTATACCATCACAAATACTGTAACATCCGCTGTAGCATCTGTGCATTGCAGGGTTATATTCATCTTTGTGGGTAGAATCGACCCCATAAACACATCGCACGCCTTACTCTTCGACACAAGATGAAATCCATACGGCACCTTGTTCAAGTTATGCGCGATCGTAAGATTGGTATTCGACGCTACCCAAGCAGCAGGCACTCCAAACGGATTCCCAACCGCCCCAATTCTAATCAACAACCCACTCTGATTATCCGTACTGAACGTAAGTGGCTGCCCATTGGCATCAAACGTAAGCCCATTTCCAGGGCTTACGTTTCCAGCCAGCACTTTGTTTACACTTACATTCAGTGAATGCTGCTCAATTGTCGGAGTTGGAGTTATTGTTTTCATTAGTCAATTTCTCCGTCTGCATAGGTACCTGTGAGCATTACTTTGACGATTGCGCCATTGAAGTTTGTGGATGTGATGCTAAGTTGCGGAGCCTCGACAGTTGCGATACCGAATGGAGTATAGTAAGTCTTCTGGTTATTTGTGCCATCTAACGTGATATTGCCGAGCGAAATCACAGTTCCCGCTACATCCGTAATCGTACAAGCCAGCGTTCCAGTCCCATATGCTTTCACAACTGCTCTGCGAAGTGTGCATTTACGAGTAAATCCGAGCTTAATCTCCTCTGAGCGGAATACAAGATTTAAATTCCCCGGAGGCAATGTAATATCCGTAGTATCCGCTGTGGGCGTATTTACCAGATTGTAGTAAATGAATGTTCTACTATATGATACCTCACTCACCGTGTATGTAAAATTAATATACACAAGCAACACTGGTAAATTAGTAACACTAACAATCGCTGTAGCAGGATTCAAAGCATTTAAGAATACTGATGCTGTTTGAATTGAGTTTACTACCACATTCGAGGCTCCCGATACAAACTCTGCGAGTAAATCCGTAATCGCACGAGTAACAGAAGTCCATGCTTTAAGTGCGGGATTATAGAACCAAAATATGATATTCCCAGCGGAGTTAGCAGTTGCCGCGATAAACACATATTCCATGCCTGGAATAGAGTCATTGAATGGATAAAGATTTACGCCAGCGGTAATCAAGCTATTCGGAAGCGCAGACAACGCAGGATTTACATTAAAGCTGTTAAATATCGCAGCTTTTGCCTGATCTGCAATAGAAGTAAACATCCCACCGTAGAAGGTATAAACATCGCTATCTGTTACTAGAAATACAAACCGTCCAAATTGCTTGAGCGTATATGGGAAAATTAATCCCTGCCCGATAGTTGAGTTCCAGTATGTAGTAAAATTCCAAGGCCCAATAGCTACGCCAGTGGCAGTAATTTGAGTAACGCCAGTTCGCTTGAAAATGTATCCCACATTATCAACAGCGATAAATCCTGAAATGTAATCCTCTACCGAAGTAAGTAATTGAAATCCGGCAGTCCGATTAATAGAAGGGTCCCAAATACTAAACGCATCGGGAGAACTCCAACTTACAAGCGTAGGCTGCACGCCATCCACAGTTGAGTTACAATTTAATTGAAGCATGTATTCATCAAGTATGTCGATGAATTGACCTGCGGTATATGTTGTGGCTACAACGTAACTGGTTCTAGGCGTATATGCATACAGTGTACTCGTACTATACACACTAATATACGCAACACCAGCCACAACCTTAACTGCTACTGGAAGTCCGTGAGTAAGAGTAGGCCCATCCGTAGCACTAAGATCAAATTGAAACTTAATCGTGCCATCTGTCTGTAGCGTGGCAATATACGCATTCCCGTACTGATCTACAGCACAGAGATAATTTGCACAATTAAAGATCAAACACGCGACAGCATTTATCCAGTATCCCGCGGGAATAATAGGAAATGGTATTGCGGTATTAAAGTACGCTGCCGTGCCACCTGTATCCGCAGTATATATCGTGGGTATGTTACAAGAGACGACAATCGTAGTAGTATTTGGAGTCTCTTGAGCTACATAAGTACCATTTAATCCAGCCTCGGTGGCGCTGGTATATGTAAATGACATTCCGAAATAAAAATTTGCTGGCAATGCAGAAACAGCGAAACTCAATACTGTAGCATAAGCACCTACAACAAGCGAGGGCGTCGCTGAAGTAACTGTAAACGTGCTATTAGTAGGAGTAGTTGGTATGGAGGTATTTTGCGTGAAATATGTTAATACGCCAGTTACAGGTGGAGCTATACCGCCTGATTCTACTGCTACCAAAACTCCGCCATACGGGAGTACAGATGATATAGGTATCACTAAACCACTAATAAAAGTAGTACCATTTGGTATCGCAGTAACTACTTGTAGTAGATAAATAGGCACAGGATAGCCAGTAGGTGTATATGTATAAATAAATGTCTGCCCGACTGTTACGATGCTACTATCTGGTACTGTAAATGTTCCAGTACCAAAATAGCCATAAGGAGAAAACAAGCTAAATCTGCCCAAAAAATCGCTAAAAGCACAACTAACGCCAGTAAGCGTTTGTACAACCGGCGGATCACTCGGAGGCGTAGTCGGTGGAATAAGCTCCAAATCCCACTTGCTATTCTGACTCGCTATATTCGAGTAACACATCAATCCATTCCGCAGCACAACTCCATCCTGCGTAACACATTGATTCGGATCAATATCCACCGGACTCTTGTTCGACGCAACTCCGCCCCACGGTTCTTCGTAGTAAATCTCGAAGTGATTTCCGGTTGTTTTACGAAGACCGCTAGGCATAGTTTTGTCCTATTACTTATTGATAAAGACCGAAAGAGTACCAGCCGACATAGTAGTAACCACCAACCCATTAACCCAACCGAGTGTCCCAGTAGGAAACGGATCAGTAGTAGCGGCTACTTTGTTGATAATAACATTCCCATTCTGATCCTTTACAACCAGTTGCGCTGCCGCTGTCGGGTCATTCCAGATCATTTCCTTAATATAAATCCGCCCTGGCCATACAATACTAGCGCTCGCGGTATCCAAATACCAAGGATTCGCACTGATGTTATTTGCCATTTAATCTCCTAGATGAATATATCATCATTACTTCCGTCAAGTGACGGCATGGTTAGTTTTGGATCGGGCATTAAATCTGGTTCAAAAATAAATGTGCTCTCGGCATCCGCGATTGCTTTGTCGATTTGTCCAATTAGCGGGTATGCATCAAAGCATTTCGCGTCCAGCAATTTTCCACGTTGCCATTGTAACTTCGTAATCGGAGTACGATCCCCGCATCTCCCACAGAATGCCCACGCACCCTCATTAGATGTATGTTTATTCGGAAGTCCGTAGCTCATACATCCTCCTACAGATAATTATCAATAAGCACATTTCGTGTAAGTCCTGTCCATGCGCAGACATTATTAATATACTCTTCCGTGTTATTCTCCACCGGAGGAGCATACTTATAAATCATATCCGCAATCGAAAGCCCAGCATAATGCTGTTTCAGTAGCGCGCGCATCGCAGCGAATCCTGCTTCCACAGTTGGAAAATACGCAAATCTCGGAGTCCGCGGAGGCGGAATAGTCTCAATCCTCAACGCCCCAAACGAATGCGCAAACGCTCCAAACTCAATATCTCCCGGATTATTATTCCTTGTCGCCCGCCCACCAACCACCCCAAAGCCTTCCATTCTCGCAATAGCTTCACAAATTGTCACATTCATACAATCTCCATTCCCCAAGAAAAACCCCACTAGACGGGGGAGAGGGCCAAATCTAGTGGGGCCGACGTACTATGAATCAAAGAACTCTGTGAAGAGGTTTGGTCATAGTACGTCTAGCTCCGCTGGTTTTTACGGTAAATTAAGCGCCGTTGCTGCCCCAAGTTCCCAGCCAATCTGTAGCACCCGCAGACATACGCATCGTAGTTTTCTGCTTCATCGCACCTGTGTCAAAGTCCTCATCGAACTCGTCCTCAGGATTCTGCCGCATGAAAACAGTAAGCGAATGATTCTTCTTGTCCGCAGTCATAAACCACGGGCCGGCGTTCGTGAAATAATGACACACCATGTAGCTCAGGTCTTCCCCAAGCAACGAGTTAATATCATTAGTATCCGTTGCAGGCTTCCCGCTAGAGCCAAAAATCTCACGCGCGAGAAAACGATTCTCAGGAGCAATTAGCACCTTTGTGGGCTTCAGATTAATCGGCAAGCCCTGAGAATCAACCAACCGCTCAAACTGCGTAGTGCCAAGCTGCACGCCAGTGAAAGACAAATCAATATCAGTTGCAGGACGATTCGGGAAAGTCCCGGCTGCGCTGATAAGATTTGGCAAACTAGCCCACGTCGAAGTAGCAGAAGGGCCACCAAGCAGTGGATGTGCATTATTGAACAACGAAATACCATCAGTAGTCGTTACATTCGCGGAAAATCCCTGGTTCAGGATATTGAACGCAACAATTTCCTTAGTATATCGAATAGACCGCGCCAGTGCTTTCGGAGCCGTCTTAATAACGCCGTACTTCGCATCCTGCCAAAGTTCCTTGGAAGTCCGCACAGCAAGCGCGTATGTCAGATGGTAATATCGCTTATCGCCACCCTGAATCATTTCAGTATACGCTACGGGCGTATTTTCCGGCTTTTCCTGAAGCGGGCCAAATCCAGCCATCTTCAAGTCCTGCTCATACTCGGAGTCCGAGGTTTTCACATTAAAAATTGCCTGATACTCTTCAGCACGCTGTTCCGTCTCAAGTGCATCAACATAGATTTTGTGCAAACCTGGGGCCATAAGTTTGGCAAATGCTCCACGAACTTGTGTTCCCATAATTTATATCCTTCTTAGTGCTGAATTGTTAGAGTACGATTTGAGCTGCTGTGGAGAGAACCTGAAAGCGTACGCGAGCGTTCACAATATAAACACCGCCAACTGCTGTCTGGTCAATAGGATTAATATCAACTAACGTAACAACAGTATTTGTTCCGGCAGTGACCTTCGCAGCATCGACATACCATTGACCACTAGCATCAATCGTGAGGCCAAATTGTGTGCCAATCATAGCCTGTGTAGGAGTATAATTTGCGGCCGTAGTACCAGTCGAATCATCGAACGTAGCTTCAAAAATACTCGGCGCAACAGAATTCTCAAACAACGTACGCCCATCTGTAGTCGGAGTACCAACTGCGATATTAAAAGCACTCGGCTGATTAGGCACATTGCCATACGTCTGAATAGCAGTAGGTGGCCCAACTTGTCCAAATGCCCCTGGAGCACCCTTGCCTGCCGTACCAAGATTTGATCCCGGAATAAGAGTAAACCCGGCAATCGCATTCGTGACTGTAGTCCCATCCCATGCCTGAACAAATCCAGACACAAGCTCTACGGGGGTTCCCATTTTAAAAGTCTGCCCCGCTGCTTCAAGTTGAGCCGAAGTCAATGGCGTAAGACCTGTAATAGTCTCCACCACGGAAATCGGCTGATGATAAGTAAGATTCGGTCCTGCCATAGTTAAAACCTCGCTGTTAAATTGTTACGTCTGGAGAATAAAACTCCATCTTGTTCTGCGTTTTCGCACCCTGATAATCATTTCGGCTATCAGATTTTGACATAAACTGTTCTGCACCCCGCGCTGCGCGTTTATGAATCTCTGTGTTCTTCGTAAGCCCCACAGCACGCTCGTGCGCAAATCGTAATGCCCTGTAATATGTATCCTTATCAATTTTCATTGCTACAACATCGTTGATTGAATAATGTCCATCTGCATCGAGAGAGGGTTGAATTGCTCTCTTACTTGCCTCATCATGCAAATCATTTGGCTCAATATAAGTAAAACCCTTCCCCATAAGCTCGCCAATTCGCTGTGGATTCTTATTCACCCATCGCGGTTCATAATTGGCATCTTTGAGTGTAATAGCAAGCCCATCAGCACTCATAAAGGGCTTGGCTTCTATTGGGAAATCAAGATCATAAACTTGATCGAGAGTTACTTTTGAGAAATCTGTAATTGGTGCTGCGCGTTTTGGGAGAACCTGCCCAACAAGTCCCGCATCAAACTTTGCTTCCGCGATCTGTTTACGCACACTCGCCTCAATATCCTGCGAGAGTTTCAAAACATCCGCTGCTGTTAAAGGCTTATTCGCATCATCAACTACAAGTGGCGGTTTAGCAAGCACATGCTTCACAGTAGCAGCCGCTGCTTTCATATCATCACCGCGCAAATCCGCGGTGATTTCCTCAACATCCTGCTTGTTATTAGACATAAGTCATCTCCCGTTTACTAGCTCCCCACTCCTTCTCACTCATACCAAAATTCTTAGCAATCTTCTTTTCATCCTCAGTGAGTGTTGTAGAATCCTCGCCAGCTTTTCCACCACTCGGTGCTCCTGTAGAACCGCCCTCGAAAATTCCGCTTGTATTGCGAGCTTTGATTTTTCCCTCAGTGATTTCTTTCTGATGGTCAAAGCAAGCAATCTTGTAGCAATTCTCAAGCGAACCAGAGTTTGAACGCTGTGCAAGCGGAAGAGACTCGATCAAAGCATCTGTGCGCTCTTTTACCGCGCCGTGATAATACTCTTTCTCCCCAAGCGTCTCACGCTTTGCTTCCCGCGATGCAAGCATCATCAATGCACGATTCGTTCCCTGCAATTTTTCATCAATCGCAGATTCAGGATCAAGCATCATTCGCTCACCAAAATCTCCCTGCTCTTCTTTTTTAGCAACAGCCGCACGTTTAGCCTCAGCCGCAGCACGCTCCGCACGCTCAGTTTTCATCAACTCAGCCATTTCCTGCATAGGCTTCATTGCTTCCGCTTGCTTAGTTTCCAGCGCAGTAAACTTCTCAGCAAGCGTCTTATCAAGATTTTCCTGAAATTCCTTTGGCTTGAACTCTACATCTTCAAGCCCCACATTATCATCATCCGCTCTGGGCGCTAACGACCCATCTTTCTGTCTAAACCATCCCATAGTCATCTCCCTATTGCTGATTTGGTGCTACTCTAAAAGCATTCATAAAAGCAACTAAGCCAATAATATCATCATACACTTGCAACTGCCCCCGGAGATACGCCTTATCCTCCGGGGTTGCATCCTGCTTATCAAAGAAATCATCCTTATACTGATCCGCCTGTGCCAGCAGGTACTCCAGCAGAAATTGTCCCGCTGGTAGTTGGAATAGCGCCTTGATTGCTAACTTGGCCCCCATTAACTGCTTGAGGGCTTCCTCCTCCGGGAGATTGCGCACTTTGGGGTTGGCCAGGAGCGCTTTGCTGTGCATTAGGTTCATTTTGTCTCCCTTGCTTGATAATCGAAGGAACTGGAATTAGCCGTGCTGCATCATCGTGGCCAAAGTTTTGTACAATTTCTTTATAAAGCGATTGCTTTGCACGAAGCACATCTATGTAATAAGCACTCAAATCAGGCGGTATTCCAGGAGTTCCAAGTGCTTGCACCATCTGAGCATCCTGCGTATACAACTGCGTGAGCGTTTGAGAGAGCATAATATCATTCTGCTTCTCCAATTCCTTATTCATCGACGCCGTAGACGCACGTACCGATAAACCAAGTTTTCCAGATTTGATATTCTCAAACGCATCTCGGAGTGCTTCTGCATTATCACCGAATTGACGCAGCTTTTTTCCGAGACCGAAACTAGCATACATCTTTGCGAACTTGGTTCCCGCCCTGCTGTGAGCACTTCGCATATCGGACATGCGCAGCCCAGTTCTAGAATTCTGCTGTTGTAGGACTGCGAAAGTCCCTTGGCTGCTATAAATTCCTCGTTTGCTATTGACAATCCCGCCACCTGTACCTCCTGTAGCTGGGTCAATTCCGGTGCGCTCTTTTACAAGAGCGAGTGAGATATTCTCGCCATCCAGATTATCAGCTTGTAAATTTCCAGTATCAAGTCGCTCTATTTCATTTTGATCTGCTGGTACTAAAACACCGGGATAGAACTGTAATATTGAATGCAACTTACTATTCTTATTAATACGAAATGTTGTACTATTTGCTAACGTCTTCGCATTAATTCGCTGCCGATGCAGCTCAGAAATCTCATCCTGATACGCTTTCAACATCTCAGCAAAACCATAACCATAATACTGGTCATCATCATATGCGAGCTTAGCATCCTCGAATATATCCATGTTATCTGGATAGTAATTATAGAATGCCGCTAATCTCGTTTTGCTCGCTGGATGATGCAAGCATACAAGCCGAAGATTCTCCCCATTATGTTGATACCGATACCAGCATTCATAAATATCATACTCGTCAGAAAGAGAGCCAGAACCAGTATCTTGCAAGCCCTGATTGCGCTCGTTATAATTTTGAAGCACATCCGACTGTGAACGATCTGGCTGCGCGATAATCTTATCTAGTGCTTTATCATCAAAGAATTTAAGTGCCTTCTTATCCTCCAGCGTCTTCCGCGAGCATGTCATTATATGACATTTGAACTTAGAATCTTCGAGTTTCTGATACGAAATATCTGTAAGAAACTTATTCAGTGGCACATTCTCAGGACGTGGGCCATCAAAACGAATAACATCCTTCGTCTCATATTTCGCCGCTGCCGAGTCCATATCCCCTGTGGAAACATACTGAGTCTCCACATGATACAGCCACGGGAATTTAATAATCCCTGTGCCATTACGAATCGTGGAGGAGAACCATGCTTCCTCTACACGATAAAAATCTAACTCAGCAGGATCAAGTGCCATGTTGCTAAGAAATTTCTCGGTAGCAGAACGCTGGTCATCTCCCTTTCCTGCTTCAATATCACCATAAATCTTTGCTGACCACAGCGGATCAGTCATGTACATAGCCATTACTCGCGCGAGTAGATTATCAGAATTCGAGGCTACGATTTGAATTTCAATATTCGATGCGCCCGGCCACGGAATATCACGGTTCTCCGTGAGAGGAGTGCCTTTGTACAATCTGGCAAACTCTTTTAGCTTACTCTCACGGAAATTCCGCGTGCGCTCATACCAGTAAGTAGTAGTTTCCTCCACCCACTTCCACATATCCTCTGTGGCGTCCTTCCCGAAATTAATCTTGACTGGACGAATTGCTGGCATTGTTTGTTATCCCTTTGATTCCAAGAAGTGTCGAACCAACACCAGCGAAGTAATATCCAATCGCCATGTTGTAATGTACTGCAATTATCATAGAGGAGAAAAGAATCAACACACCCCAAAATGCGTGTGGAAGATTTCCAATCTCGGTTAAGAACTTTGTAATACTGTCCATTTTTTCTCCTTTCTTAATTACGGAGTAGGGGACATTCCAGCAGCTACAGCACTTGCAGTGGGTGCGGCAACAGTAGTAACTACATCCACCTTAATATCCTCATACACCTTCTCTACCACTGGAATAAGCTGTGCTTCAATTACGTTCTTAAAGTATGCTTCTACATCAGCAACAATCGCAGTATCCGCTGTCCAATTCAATCCCTCAGCTGCAATAACCGTGGCAATATCACCATCAATAGCAAGCGCACCATTCAATACCGCTTTAAGCATAGTATTGATTTTAGTGCGATCAGCTACGAGCGTATTAATCACCTTATCAGTTTTTGCGACGATAGTAAATACCTTCGCAATATCCTTTGCCAATACAACCGGACTGTCTACCACATCCTTCAAAATACTTGTCATACTCATGTTATTCTCCTGTTGTTGTGATATGTTCTCTCAAAAATTGAGTGAGCAAAGTTCCTTGTGCTTGATTAGCTCGATCATGCCGTTCTAATGATTCAAGTCGCGCCTCAATCGTAGCTTTATACTCCGCATCCGTTCTTGCCATATCTGTTAGTGTCCCATTCATCTTAATAAGCAAATGAACACAGAATGTGAAAAATGCACCCAATCCAGCAGTAAAAAGACTCGCCAGCCAAATCACTAAACTATCTGGCAATGTGACCATGTTCATTTAATTATACCCCACAGACGAATTATGTATATTTCGTTTATACTGCTCTTTCCGACGGAGAATCTCGAATTCTATCTCGTCAGTATTTGTGTCGAAATCCCAGACCTGTGGGCCGTAACCCAGAGTATCAAGTACATCAATTAATCTGCCACTTGGGTATGATTCAAATTCTTCGATGAACTCTTCCATACCTACTGTGTTGATCCAGAACTCACCACGAGAAAATATCGGGCCGAGTCCTTCAATTCGCATTTTCTTAGCATTTGCTGTTTTCGGAGTTTGTAGCTCCTTGATTGTAAGTGCTGCATATCTCGGATCACGCGCTGCTTTTTCTTTGATTATGTAATCCATGTGGTACTTGAGATATTTTTGGGCGGCGATAGTCTCCATATAGATACAATCCAGCTTCCATACGTTGACGGCAAGATCTAGCATAACTCCGATAAATTCATCAGTACCACACGCTTTTGCCCATACATCTAGAAGGTATATCCTGCGAGGGTCTTCTGCGATTCCAGTAACTGTGATAGCATGTCGGCAGCGCCCATCGTTTCCTGAATGATTAGGATCGACTATCATGTAGCGTTTGAGATTACGAGGGCTAATGTCCTCTTCTACATCACCATCTAATACTTTGTGCCGGATATTTACTTTCGTGCGCGTGCGTGTTTTGCCGCTTGAGTCGAATGGAATCACATCCATGTATGTAAAAGAGTGGTCTTTTACAAATTCAAAACGGCGCAAATTCTTGAGTTTAAATTTTACCTCACTCGGATTTATTGGCGCGTTAAGATACTGGCAAGAAAAAATGTAAGTACCGAGACGCTTACGATAGCGAGCCAACTTTTCATAGTTAAACGATTCGGGAAAAATAGGAATCCCGAAAGGGTGGAGCGGACAGCAGCCACCCAGCGCGCTATGCGTTGTGAAATTGAAGTAAGTTTCATGCTCTCTCAAATGGCTATTTAAATCTTTATAACTCCACCGATTTCCAACTACAAGCTCGTCATTATCTCGCCCACCATCATCTTGCTCTGCGTCGAATGCACCTACAAGATACTTATGATACTCAATAGTCTTCGCCATTGTAACATCTGATTCATATGCTTCCCGACCTACAAGATCGTCCTGAATCACAATATCATAATGTCGTGACTGTAATGCGCCACCTACTCCAATGAAATCGAAAGTTCCTTCGCCCTGTGCTGTTGAACCTTTCGTGCGCATCTGGCAGAAAGATTCTTTGTTTTGAGTACAACTTGCGTCAGGCAATATCTCAGGAAATACATGCTTAAATATATCATTATTCTGATAATGCCCCTGCAATCTAACACCCAACTTTGAGGCATTTGTAATAACTTCGGATGCGAGGAGGATACGTATATCTTGATTATGTACATACTTCATCCATTGAATCCAGCGATCTCCGTAACCGAGGGCACGCATGTATAATTCATCTTCGTAAGTAAATGAAAGAGCGCGCCAGAGTGAGTAGCATTCTGTGTATGTTGTGGATTTATAGTGTCCGCGAGGAATTTCAATACAATCTTTGATTCCATCCTTTTCTACAACCTTACACATTTGATAATGCAAATTTTGTTCGGGATTTGGATTCTTCTGAAATCTACTCTTTCCAAGTACGCGGGTTGCGAAGTAAAATAAAGAACCCTGCGAATTCAATCGATGAATCATTCGGAGCGTAGTAGGATCATTGTGAATCGGAGGAAGCATTTTCCAACTAGAGGTTACTGAGCCAGGAAGGTATAAACCACCAGTTTCACTATATAGATATTCCTGCTCCGCGTCAGCTACATCTTTTAGATCGTGAGTAGTGTAGCTCATAGTAATTTCTTTTTCTTCTGCGCCTCCCTATACGCAAAATTAGGATAATACTCAGGAGCTATTTTTCTATCAGAGCGATATCGCTGACAATTTAATCCTCGTCCGCAACACTCAACCTTCAACTCATTACCTGCCGCGTCTGTATGCACAAGATTGTAAATATGATATGAAGTAGGTTCTATTTCTACATGGCATTTCTGGCAGAGAATTATAACATTAAAAGGACAATGAGTAATACTCTCATTGCCATAATGATGTCTATTACCTATATGATGCCCATGTAAAAATCCTTCTGGCGTATCCTTAGCCGCGATGCCGCAGCGTTCGCAATTTGTATGGATTCTACGAAGGAATCTACTTAAAGCCTTCCACAACTTTTCTTGTGCTCTGACAGGGAACCGCATGGTTCCTCCTTGTATCTATTATTTTAATTAGGTAGTGTATCTGGCTTAATAGCATCAAGCATTCGATCCAGACTTTCCTCTGTTTGAATATCAGATAGCTCGAACTTGGTAATCTCGCTTGCAGCACCGCTCTTGGTAAAAGAGTTCGGTGTGCTTGTGCAAGGGACTTCTTGAATTGGGGGCGCGTTGCTGAGCAAGGATAGCAAATTCGCAGCGACCAGCGGATCAACTTGCATGTTCGGCACTTGCTCTATGCTCACGCTTGTTTTAGAAACCTTCGCCAGATTTCCTTCGCGGTCAAGAATATCAGTCGCAGCCTTGTACTGTAACTGCGCTCCGAGCTTACCCAGCGCCGCTGCTTTGATAACATTCATAGCAGTCGGAACCATATCACGAAGTTCCTGACGAGCGTTGTCGATGTTCGCACGCAACTGCGCGTCGTAGCTAGAAAGCACACCACAACTCAGCTCCATGACTTTAGCATGGAACTCTGGGAGCTGTCGAACCAGCACAACTGTTTGCTGATGACAGTTTAGCATATTCGCTATTTGTGCATTGCTGAATCCACTCGGATCAAGCGTCAGCCGTGCAATTCGCTCAATCTTCAGCATTCGCTTGTACGTCATTTGCAAGCGGGGGTTTAGTGCGGATGGCTTTCCTGGAGTGTGTACCATAGTTATAGCACTCCGGCAGGACTGATATCTTCGACCAGCACAGAGAGCGCTAGAAATTCCTCAATGCTATTATCAGGAAAAAGTTGCCGCTTCACGGCCCCACGCTGTGCGGAGGGAGCGGGCTGGCCAGTCACCAGGGATTTATCCCATGCATACTTAGCTTTGAATTTCTCCAAGCTATCAAGTACATTCGACTCGCTCATACTCCGCTCCCCTTTCCCGCGCACCCGCGCCGCACTGTGTTTACTATATATAGATAGGGGCAAAAAATCAATAGGGTATAGCGTGGGGTATAGCGGTATTGGAATAGCGTATAGCGGCCCCTCCGGGGCAGGCCCCCGGCCATCGCCCAATAGCACCGCCCTTCGGACGAGCAGCTTCGCTGCTGGAGTATACTTCAGATTTTAGTATACAAGTAGGTACGAATTTTTCAAAAATTTGTATGGGGCCTCCCCGGCCATCGAAAAAAGTTTTTCGATTTTTTGGGGGTGGGTATGTAACTATATTAGTTACATATAGAATGTAACCATAAGAGTTACAGATAGAATTGGTAGCATAGTATGTGGCATGTGTCAAGTAAATAATAAGGGAGTAACGAGTTAGTTACTGTTGTATACTTAGTACTGTAGTGAATAAGTGTGCGGAGTACTTGACGAGAGCGGTATAATGAACCTAGCCCCAGTACGGATGAGGCGAGAAAGACTCCGATTGGAGTAGGATGTATACCATGCAGATTACAATTACACTCACGGATGCACAGGAATCCGCCCTGTTTATGATGGGGAAGGA